GAAAGGAGCAGACGATGAGTGACACATACAGATTCAAACGAGTGGAAATCCGTAGGGAGATATCTGAGGCTTGCCATAGCCTTATAACAGACCTAAGTATCGCAGAAGATGTGTATATGAAAATTATGAGCCCACTTGAGGATTTCTTGTCCGACCACGAAGTGAAAGGAGCAGACGATGAGTAGGATGTTTGAAACGAGCGAGATAACAAAACTCCTCAATGTGCTGATAGGCGATGTTGAGGCGGTAGGTGAAACCAACGAGGATAACCGCAGACTCGATAACCTCAAAACGCTGATAGATGTGACTAATTGGTGCTTGGACGGATTGCAGTTTGCGATGGCATCAGGTTATGGCAGACCTGAATACAGTATGGCAGAAATAAGCTATACGGCTCAATGTGCGTTAGACGAGTACGGAAAATGGATAGCCGAAGTCCTCGAAGAGCAGATGGGAAGGGGCAGCGAATGAGTGCTTACGATCAAGTGTACAAAGCATACACCGACTCGCAGAAGAATAACTTTTGGGATGCTTGGGGCATAGTCGCTTCTCCGAGAGTTGTTCACGAATTAAGAGCGGAATGTATGGAGCATAATTAAAAAAAGTGAGAACTCCAGAGCGTGCTGGCACCTACGCAAACAGCCGTGTGGGGCGGTTGCGAGTAGCTAACGCAGATGGCGTGATGCGAAAGGCAGAATACCCCACATTCGCAAGGCACAGCATAGGGCGAGGCATATAAGTTATAACTGCATATTTTTCTAAGTATTATCAAAACCTATTTTCAAGCCGAACACGCCTTGCCCTATGTGGGGCATATAAGGAGAATATGAAAACTGAAGAATGAAAGCAAAAGAGTTTCTGAAACAATATGAATATGCTGACCGTAGAGCCAAACGGCTCAAGGCGGAGTATGAAAAAGAGATGGTGCTCATCGATGCTGTGAGATCTCCGTCGGATAATGATGGGATGCCACACGGATCCGGGACATCAAAGCCTACGGAGGATAAAGCGCTCAGGCTTGCAGAAGCAGCGAAAGCGTGGAAGCTGGCAGAGTATGAAGCGATCCAGACAAGGCAGGAAGTGTTCAAGGTGATACATGATATCGACGGCATCGAGGGGGATGTACTCATGGAGAGATATATCCATTTCCACAAGTGGGAAGAGATCTGCATCCTGCTGCACTATTCATGGCAAGGAGTACACCTTGTGCATAGGCGAGCACTCGCTATAGTCGAGAGTAGATTGAAATAGACTATCCTGTCATGATTTAGTGTAGTAGGACAATAAGGACAGCGAGAGAGTCGGGATCACCGGCTCTTTTGCTTTGTGGAGGAATTATGTATAACGAACGCTCTTTAGACAACTTAATAACGCCTGAGGAGCTGAACGCCCGATTAACTCCCGAAGAACGCAAGAAAAACACTTCAAAAGCGGGGCAGGCCTCAGGAGAGAAGCGAAGCCTTAAAGCTTTAACAAGGAAGTGGGCTGAAGCAGGTGGCTACGAGAAGATGGTCGAGGTCGCTGATGAGCATTTAGACAATCCTCGCTTTTGGGAAATGCTTGCATCGCTCCTCGGAGAACCGCCAACCACACGCATCGAGGCGGAAATAGAAGACCGGACCTTAAACGTGATTATTAACGATGGATCTGACGATTGAACTGAACAAGCCGTATAGGCCGTATCTGTGTGACTACTCGCATCGCTTTGAGGTTTACTACGGCGGCGCAGGCTCGGGGAAGTCCGTATTCATAGCGCAGAAGCTGATACTCAAGGCACTCACAGAGAGGCGCAAGGCTCTGATCATGCGCAAGGTCGGTGCAACACTGAAGGACTCTGTCTGGCAATTGGCTCTGGATATCCTCGTTGAGTGGGGACAGTACGGCAAATGCAAGATAAATAAGTCAGTGTTCACCATCGAGCTTCCAGGCGGCTCCATCCTCCTCTTCAAGGGTATGGATGACAGCGAGAAGATAAAGTCCATCACCGGTATTACCGACATATGGGTGGAGGAGGCAACAGAGTTCAGCGAGGAAGACATCGAGCAGCTCAACCTGCGTCTCAGGGCGAAGGCAGACAGCCTGCAGATGTTCTTCAGCTTCAACCCTGTCAGCAAAGCCAACTGGGTATATCGCAGATGGTTCAAGGACGGCGCGATTATCACCGATGACACAGTCATCCACAAGAGCACCTACAAGGACAACCGCTTCCTTCCGGATGACTATATCGCAACCATCGAGAAGATGGCGAGAACGAATCCGACATACTACCGCATCTATGCACTGGGTGAGTTTGCAAGCCTCGACAAGCTGGTGTTCAACAACTGGCGCGTCGGAAGCATAGAGGATACGCACGACTGGGATTTGCTCTGCGGTCTCGACTTCGGGTTCACGAACGATCCTACAGCTTTCGTGGTCAGCTTCCTAAAGGATCGCACCCTCTTCATCAGCAAGGAGTATGTGAAGACCGGGCTTCTGAACGATCAGATCGCTGCAGTCATCCGCGAGCTCGGCTTCAGCAAGAGCACGATTATCGGAGACTCGGCAGAGGTCAAGAGCATCGAGGAGCTGAGAAGAGCGGGGCTTTATCGCATTTACGCTGCAACGAAGGGACAAGGCTCCGTGCTGCAGGGCATCCAGAAGCTTCAGCAGCTCGACATCGTCGTGGATCCGAGCTGCGAGCATGTGATCACGGAGCTTCAGAACTATGCGTGGAAGAAGGACAGAGCGACAGGCGAGTACATCAACGAGCCTATAGACGAGTTCAATCACTGCATAGACGCACTGCGCTACTCACTGCAGTGCATAGACAAGTACAAGAGGCTGACAAGCGTCAGCAAATCAATATTAGGACTGTAAGGAGACAATATGAAATATTACTTTCCGCAGGACAAGGCCCTGACGAAGGACATCATCAACAAGTTCATCGAGAAGGACCGCATGGAGAATGCAAGGAAAATAAAACTGTACGACTACTACAAGGGCAGACACAGCATCCTCCAGAGGGCATACGAAGACCCAAGCAAGCCGAACAACCGCGTGGTCAATCCATATGCCAACTACATCACCACGATGATGACAGGCTACTTCATCGGCGAGCCGGTGCAGTACATCTCCGAAGACGAGCAGGCTCTGGAAGAACTCAATAAGGTTTTTGAGTACAACGACGAGCCAAGCGTCAACAAAGAGATCGCCAAGTGGCAGAGCATATGCGGTGAGGGCTACGAGATAGTCTACATCGACAAGGACGGCAACACACGCTTCAAGGCACTGCCTGCGCTCGGCATGATCCCGATCTATAACGATGACATAGACGAAGACCTTCTGTATGTCATTCGCTACTGGACAACGAACGACATCGAGACAGACACGAACCTCGAATACGTTGAAGTGTACTCAAGGCTCGATATCACGAAGTATCAGAAGGACCTCAACGGTCTCGCGATGCTTGAACAGAAGTATCACGTGTTTGGTCAGGTTCCGGTGACACCGTACTACAACAATGCAGAATGTCAGGGCGACTTCGAGCTGGTCATCAGCGAGATAGACGCGTATGACAGCTTCGAGAGCGACAGCGTCAACGAGGCTGACTACTTCGCTGATTCGTATCTCGTTCTTTCCGGCATGGAAGGCACCGAGAGCGAAGACATAGCAGCGATGAAGCAGAACCGCGTGCTCATCTTCCCTGAAGGCGGGACGGGCACCTGGCTGACCAAGAACGTGAATGACTCGTGGATAGAGAACGAGAAGAAGCGCCTTGATCAGGACATCCACAAGTTCAGCTTCTGCCCTCCGATGACAGACGAGAACTTTGCGGCAAATGCTTCCGGTGTAGCGATGCGCTATAAGCTGCTCGGCCTTGAAGACAAGACCGGAGTGAAGGAGACAGAGTTCGAGAAGGGACTGCGCAGAAGAATAGAACTGATTTACGGCATCATGCGCAAGGTCAACGGAGACATGGCATATCTCGACATCAATATCGTGTTCACCAGAAACCTTCCGCAGGATCTCGCTTCTGTGGTCAATACGGTGGTGCAGCTTGACGGCGTGATCAGCGACGAGTCGAGGCTGTCGCTGCTTCCGCTCGACATCGATGTCCGTGAGGAGCTTGAGGCAGTCGAGGAAAAGAAGCAGCAGAATTATGCTCTGTTCTCTGCGAACTTCAATGAGGTGAGAGATGGACAGGAGAGTGAGGAAGAATAACAAATACTGGAGGGAGCGAGCCATTAATGAAGAGGCCGGTGTCGATAAGCTGTCGACAGAGACCTCGGAGAAGATGGCGAAGCTCTACCGGCAGTCTTACCGGAGACTGACAAACGAGATCAACGCGCTCTTTGCGGAGATCATGGACACCGGCATGGAAGACCTGACAAGGTCACAGCTGTACCAACTAAACCATTACAGGAGACTGCGTGAAGCGGTCGCAAAGGAAGTCAAGGACCTCGCGGAAGCGGAGATAAAGGCCCTTGACTCTTTACTTGACATCGTAGCCGTTGGCACATACAGAAGCAACTTCGAGGAGCTTGGCATCGAGTTCGACCTTGTGTCGGAGATGAATGCCAAAGCCATAGCGACGGAGAACTGGAGCGGTATCACTTTTTCGAGCCGCATCTGGAAGAACGCGGAAGGCTTCAACGAGCGTGTCATGGATGATGTTGAGTCCCTTGTCATCAGCGGGAAGATGCCTGCAGACGTGAAGAAGAAGCTGATGGAGGACTACGGAGTCAGCTGGAACGAGGCTGACCGTCTCGTCAGAACGGAATCGTCCCGGGCATACAACAAGGCGGCAAGGGATTCATATACAGCGGCGGGTATCGATATGTGCGAATACCTTGCCGAAGCAGACTGTTGTGACATCTGCAGGGAATACAAGGGCAGGAAGATGCCAACTATGGAATTTCCTGAACTTCCGATGCACCCGAATTGCAGATGCACGATAGCACCAATCGTAGAGGGGTTCAGATAGAACAACTCGTTGCATGGGGCGGTCATAGAGCCGTAACAGGAGGACAACATGGAAAACGAAAACATCAACACAACCGAAGAGCAGAGGGAAGAGGCAAAGACCTACACGGTAGAAGAAGTCAACGCGCTTCTCCAGCAGGAAGGTGACAAGCGTGTCACATCGGCCCTGAAGAAGAAGGAGCGTGAGATCGCAGCCCTCAAGAAGCAGATAGAGAACGAGAAGACGCTCTCTCAGCTTGATGAGGACTCAAGGGCAGCGGCAGAGAAGGACATGCGCATCGCTGAACTTGAAGGTCAGCTGAAGGACTTCCAGCTTGCACAGACCAAGAACGAGGTCATGAAGGTGCTCGGAGCGAGAGGCCTGTCGGCAGAGTTTGCTGACATGCTGAACATCGGCACCGATGCAGAGGAAGCCCAGCAGATGATAGAGGCCTTCGACAAGCTCTTCAAAAAGGAAGTAGCTCGGGAAGTGAAGGCAAGGCTTGCAGAGACATCGGCGGTCCCGCAGATAGCGGACGCTATGAGCGGAAAAATGACGAAAGAGAAGTTCAATTCACTCTCACTTGCCGAACAGCAGGCCATGTATAACAGCGATCCTGAGCTTGTAAAACAAATACTCAGATAAGGAGAGACAAAATGGGTACACTTTACAGCAATTTCGTACTTGAAAACAAACTCGAGAGCATTCTGGCTACTAAGCTGGATGTTATGAACTATCTCACGCCGGACTACTCGCTGGAGCAGAGCGCAGGCATGACCAAAAAGGTCCACGCTTACACACCGACCGGCGCTGTTGAAGATCTTACACAGGGCAACGGAAATACCCAGAACATCGACGCTGGCTTCGTTGAGAGAAGCTACACTGTCGGAACAACGCAGGGCAGATTCCCATACTATGATGAGCAGGCTATGACAGACCCTGCATATGTAGACGCAGGCATCAAGGGCCTTGCCGAGATCATGGCAAACGACCTGACAAGCAAAGCCATCAAGGAGTTCGGTCACGCTACACTCGCAAAGACCACATCGAACTATGCGCTGAATGACATCATCGACGCTATGGCTCTGTACAACTATGAGGAAGAGAACGGCCTCTTCATGCTCGTATCCCTGAAGGCAAAGGCAGCCATCAGAAAACAGCTCAAGGACGAGCTGAAGTACGTTGAGGACTTCGCACGCAAGGGCTACATCGGTCACATCATGGGAATGCCTGTATTCGAAAGCAAGGCGGTTCCGGCTGACTGCGCATTCATCGCAACAAGAGAAGCTGTCACAGCATTCATCAAGAAGGGCGTTGAGTCTGAGCAGGAAAGAGATGCCAACACAAGAAAGAATACGCTTTACCTCCGCAAGTACATGGTAGTAGCTCTGACAGACGCTTCCAGAGTCATCATGATGGGCCCTGCACAGACCACAACTGTTACATGCGTAGCTGACAAGTCTGACGCATCCATCACAGGCGCTGCTGACACAGGCGCTATCGTTTACGCATTCCAGGCAGACGGTACCTTCATCGGAAAGGCAACTGCTTCGAGCAGCACCTACAGCATCAGTGCAAGCGATGTTGCGTCTGGCTGGACTGCTGGCACTTCAAAAGTGTTCGTAGTAGTCGAAGAAGACGGCAAGTGCAACGAGGTCAAGACGGCAACGGTTCAGGCATAACCTAAAGGAGGGGCAATATGGCAAATATTGACACCCTGAAAACGCTATTGCAGATATCAGACAATTCGCAGGACGCGCTTCTTGAGGCGCTTCTTGACCAGTGTGAAGCGGAATACCTCCGCAGAACGCACCAGACTGTCGCTGATGATCCTATCGTTGTTGAGATGGCTGTCGAAAGGCACAACACGCTCGGCAACGAGGGCATCACGCAGATGAACTACAGCGGCATCAGCGAGACATACTTCTCTGATTATTCGGACAAGGTAGTCAAGCTGCTCCGCTCAAAAACGAGGATGGTGGCGTTATGAGGATGGAGTCCCACACTGTCAAGACACCGACATGGACGCAGACCGCTTACGGCGAGCCTGTAGCGTCTTATGACGCTGTCACGACCATTCCTATGATGATAGGCTGGACTTCGATGATAGATCAGGAGAACAGCGGGAGCCTCTATGAGGAATACGCATTCGTAGGGCTGACCAAAGCGATGCCGGAAGTCGGCTCGCTCATCGATGACACCTATGTTGTGGGGCATGTCGAGAAGGGACGCTGGAACCGCGTGTTCATGAAATACGCAGAAGGGAAGGACCGCGACTATGCCGAGTAATGCTTCTGAGATATCGGAAAAACTGACGAAACTGTTACAGCCGGGAGGTGAGGTCTTTGAGGGCCTCACCTCTGCTTTAGAGAAGGGCTGCATCGGCGTGGAAGGCGCTGCCAAGCGCAGAGCACCCGTCAAGACGAGCAATCTGCGCAACAGCATCACACACGCTGTGAATGTAGGCGAGGCTCTTACCGGCTATGTCTTCACTGCGGTACCATACGCTCCGTATGTGGAGATAGGTACGGGCATCTATTCGTCAATGGGTGACGGCAGACAGACGCCGTGGATCTACGTGGATCCGGCGACAGGCGAGAAGATTTTCACGCATGGCTCGCGCCCGCATCCGTATCTGAAGCCTGCTTTGGACGAGAACATATCTGCAATAGAAAAATGCTTTGAGGGAATCATATGATCACAGACATAGTATCAGCGCTCGAGAGCGCAACGTCGCTGAGGGTATATCCGTTCTGGACGGATGAGCTCAAGGAGTGCATCGTGTACGAATGGACACCTCGAAGCGATGACGGAAGCAAACAGAACGCACAGCTGATGGTGCGCATCAAGACCGAGTCGATGGCACGTGCCGAAGCCTTGCAGAAGAAGGTCAAGGAAGCGCTCCTCAGCCTGGGCGATGAAAAGAAGAATGGAGCATGGTGCAAGCAGAACGGAGGCGGCACACTCAAGAACGAGGCAACAGGCTTCATAGACTACATCATGTACTTCGACCTGGTGTTCAGGTCGGACATTTAAGGAGGACATAACATGTCAGATAAAATCGTACTCGGCAGCGGAAAGCTCTACATCGATACGATCACTGCAACAAATGGCGTTTACAACATTCCGCAGGACAGTGCTATCGAGGCAGACGCAAAGCTGCTCGGATATATCAAAGGTGGAGCGACCCTTGAATATACACCGACCTTCTACACGGTCAAGGACGACCTCGGCTATGTGTCGAGACGTTACCTCACAGAAGAAGAGGTGGTATTCAAGAGCGGCATCCTCACATGGAATGCTGACGTGCTCGACAAACTGTGCTCAACAGCTACAGTGACGAGCTCAACCGGCAAGAAGACAGTCAAGATCGGCGGCGTAGACAACTTCGACAATCAGATGTACGTCATCCGCTTCGTCCACAAGGACGATATCGAGGGCGACATCCGTGTAACTGTCGTAGGCAATAACACTGCCGGCTTCGAGCTTCAGTTCCAGCCAGACACAGAGACCGTACTCAACGCAGAGTTCGAGTGCGTTCCTGGCGTCGGTTCGAAGGGTGTGCTCGTGGTCTTCGAGGAGACTGTTCCAGCTTAATGAGACGAGGAGGGAGGCCAAGCGCCTCCCTCTGTTCGTATAAGGAGGTGATCCGGTGATAGATCTATCTGGAATCAACAGATTCTATGAGATGAAATGGTTCGACGGCACATCGGTATGGCTGAAGAAACCAACAGAAGAGTTTATGCGCAAGGTGATTGCGCTCGATGAACAGGACGGCAAAGGCATCGAGCTTCTTGATGCTCTGAAGGAGCTTGTCCTTGAAATGGTCATAGACAATGAAGAGGGACGCAAGTTCCCGCAGGAGGAGCTTGACGAACTCGACTCGGTGCTCTGCTCAATGATACTGAAGGACTACATGCAGTACGTGACAGAACGCCTGGGGGAATAGAGATCCCGACTCTCCCGGTCAGCGTCGGAGACAAGAACGAGCCGTATCTGATGACACAGACGGACGACTTGCACCTTATAGCAGAGTATACAGGCATGAGCTTCCCGGAGCTGATGCAGATAGACTGTATCACGTTCAAAATGCTTTTGCGTGATGCGTTCATCAACAGGATGCGTCAGACCGAGGAGGGAAGGGAATACTTAGAGAATTGCTGGCTCATAAAACAGACGGAGCCGGACAGAGCACGATTGAGAAGGGATTTCAATAATGCTTGATTTAGGAACATTACGGCTTGGCATCACAGTCGATGATGACTCTGCCAAGTCTGAACTTAATAGTGTAGGCAAGGAGGTCGAAGACGTCGGCAAAAAGTCAGACAGTCTTGCCGGCAAGGCGAAGACCATGATCAAGGCGTTCGCTGCAGCATGGGCGGTCAAGGAACTTGTCAAGCTCGGCAAGGCTGCGCTTGATGCGTATGCGCAGTTCGAACAGCTTGAAGGCGGCGTCCAGAAGATATTCGGCGACAAGGCATCCGAGCAGGTCATGAAGAATGCCGAGCGGGCATATCAGACCGCAGGCATCTCCGCAAACCAGTACATGGAGCAAGTGACGAGCTTCTCAGCCTCGCTGATACAGTCGCTTGACGGCGATACTGTGAAGGCTGCCAAAGTCGCTGACATGGCCATTCAGGACATGGCTGACAATGCCAACACCTTCGGCACCGACATTGCATCGATACAAAACGCTTATCAAGGTTTTTCGAAGCAGAACTACACGATGCTCGATAACCTTAAGCTCGGTTATGGCGGCACGAAGGAAGAGATGCAGCGCCTGCTGGATGATGCGGAGAAGCTTTCCGGTGTCGATTACAACATCGAAAACCTGAACGATGTCTATGAGGCTATCCACGTTATCCAGGAAGAGATGAACGTGACCGGCACGACAGCAAATGAAGCGTCCAAGACCATCGAAGGCTCGATGAACGCTATGAAGGCATCGTGGCAGAATCTGCTCATCTCCATCGGAAGCGGTGAAGGCCTCAACGAGGCTGTGAACAACTTCCTGGCATCGCTTGGCACTGTAGCGCAGAACATCATCCCGCGAGTCATCACGATAGCGGGTGCGATAGTTCAAGGCCTTGTGCAGGCTATCCCGTCGATAATGAACCGCCTTGCGACAGCGATATCAAACTTCGCTGACAGCATAAACGGCAAGTCGGCAGGGAAGTGGATCTCGGCAGGCACCAAGCTGATCATGTCGCTGGTCAAGGGCGTGCTCAAAGCCGCACCGAGGCTTCTTGCCGCAATTGGCAAGCTTGGTCTGAGCATCATCAAGTCGTTCTCGAGCATAGACCTCGCGAGCGTAGGCAGAGCAATCATCAACAGCCTGCTTTCGGGCTTAAAGAATGCTTGGACAGGCTTGTCTAACTGGGTGTCGAGCAAGGTCGAGTGGATCAAGTCAAAGTTCAGTGGAGCAAAGGCTGAAGGCAACGCGCCAGGCCCTGGGCATCGTATAGGCCTCCGCGAAGTACCGTTTGACGGCTATCAGGCAACACTACACAAGGGCGAGACGATACTCACTGCAGCAGAAACGAACCGCTACAAGGAGATGCTTGATGCAGGCACGAAGACCTACAACGGCGGCGACATCACCGTCAATGTTTATGGATCCAACAACATGAACGTCAAGGAGCTTGCTGCAGCAGTGGAGCAGAGGCTCGTAGCATTACAGAAACAGAGGACCACAGCATGGGGATTCTAAACTATTTAACTTATGACAATATAGACAGCACTGACTATGGAGTATTTCTCAAAAAGGCTGCTGTTTTCAATACACCGGAGCGCAGAGTCGAGAAGGTGGCGATCCCAGGAAGGAATGGCGATCTGCTCATAGATGATGGCACATTTGAGAACATCGAGGTAGAATACTCGGCTGTTCTTGGCTGTGACAGTGCTGAAGAGTTTGCCTCGACGCTTGGCGAGTTTCGCTCGGCTCTGGCTTCCAGAGGAACATACAAGAAACTGACAGACAGCTACAATCCAGACGAGTATCGGCTCGCAACACTTATCGAGAAGTTTGAAGTAGATCCAAGGGCATACTACATGGCGGGCGAATTCAAGATGCTCTTTGACTGTAAGCCACAGCGGTTCCTGAAGGAGGGCGATAAGCCTGTTGAGTTTGCGTCGAACGGCTATATTACAAACCCGACTCTATTCGAATCGCTCCCGATCATAGCCGTAACAGGAAACGGAAGAGTCAATGTAGCGGGGCATCTGTTCACAGTAACAGATTCGACGAGGACAATATACATTGATTCGGAGCTTATGGAGGTATACATTCCGGGACACGAACTAATCCCGCTGACCGAAGAAAATGATCTCATTATAAGAGACGAGCTGTGGCTGCCTATAGAGATACACAAAGGAAATCGAGACGCGATCAACATGAACTCCCACGTTTCTTTTGCCGATTATGATTTTCCACGCATCGGCCCGGGAGAACAGCCTGTCGCGTTCGATTCGGGCATCGAGTCGGTTGTTATTTATCCGAGGTGGTGGAGACTATGAAGCCGATCCTTTACGACAAGACAGAGACTGTTTTCGCTTCTGCAGGCCTCGCGATCCTATCTGACTGCATATCGTGCACTGTTGAGGAAGAACTGAATGGCACATACGAATGCACTTTTGAATATCCGATAACTGGAAGGCATTACGGCCTCATACAGGAAGGACTGTTCATAGGTGCGGCACATGATGACAGCGGCACGATACAACCATTTGAAATATACAAGCGAAGCGCACCGATAGGCGGAGTGGTTGAGTTCAGCGCACATCACATATCCTACAAGTTGAGCAAGACTGTGACAATGCCATTTACCGCAACCTCGATTACCCAAGCGCTGACCAGCCTCGCTTCGAACATAGTCGGCGACACACCGTTCTCTTTCAGCACTGCGATGGCATCCGGCGGAAGCTATGAACTGAAAGAGCCGACACAGGTGCGCACTGCACTCGGAGGCGGAGAAGGGTCCATCCTAGAAGTGTTTGGCGGAGAGGCCGAGTTTGACAAGTTCGATGTGATCATACACGAACGACGCGGAGCTGACACGGATGTCGAGATCAGATACGGCAAGAACCTCACGGATCTGACACAAGAACGCGATACAAGCGACTCGTACAACGCAGTCGTGCCTTACTGGATGTCAGATAAAACGCTCGTGACGCTCACAGAGGAATACATCGCGCACGACGAGGATGCCGAGCTGACCATGATACCGCTTAACCTGACGGATAAGTTTGAGAGCAAGCCGACGAAGGCACAGCTCAAGGCGAAGGCTGAAGAAGTGCTGAACAGCTCGAAGGGCTGGCTCCCAAGCGAGAGCATTGCGGTCGACTTTGTGGCTCTGTGGCAGACGAAGGAATACGAAGACTATGCAGCACTCCAGAGTGTTCATCTGGGTGACAGTGTCAGTGTTTACTATCCTGCGCTCGGAGTCATCGCAAACGGGCAGAGGGTAGTCAGGACAGTTTACAACACACTGCTCGACAGATTTGACGAGATCACGCTGAATGAGCTGCAGGACTCGCTGGCAAGCCTTACTGATCAGCGAATCACGGCAGAGATCACATCGGCCATAGATGAAGCAGCCAACACGATGAAGATCACTACATCGACGAGCGGCACTGTGACTACAAACCTAAATGGCGTCGCAGATATAAGCGCACTCTCCGGGGGACATCCGATAGACGGAATTGTCTCAGATGCAGAGGCTTATATAACGTTCGGCAACGCTTTAGGCGGTTCACGGACAGCAAGATTTACTAATGCGGATGGGACTCCGATTGCGAGCACATCCTTAAACGTAACAATTTATAGCATACTATAGGAGGAAGGAATGGAAATTCACGAACTCAATACTTTCAGCGGAACTCCGGGGGCGGGTGACTATCTTGCAACGGACAACGGGAACGATACTTCTAAAATTTCTATTAAGAGCATAACTGATCCGCTCAATGCAAGAATCGACAACATTATCGCGGGACCGGCTTCGTCAGCTCAGGAAGTGATCGACGCAAGGCGCGGAGTTAATGGGACGGTGTATGCATCACTTGGGGAGGCGATCAGAGCTCAGGCCTCGGACTCAGATGCGGCCATTAACGCTATTGTAAAAGAAAACGAATTTGATGTCCTCGCACAACTCTCTCCGGCTAACGGGACCGATGGCGGAGTCACATATACTAAAAATGGCGACAAGTACACAGTTCAGGGAACAACGGGAGCGTCGTCAGGGTCGCATCACAACATCTATACTGGACCGCTGCCTCTTGGCTTGGTTGTAGGCGAGACATATCACGTCAAATATCATTCCCCGAGCCAGAAGGTGCAGCTCGCAATCTATTGCTACACGGCTAACCTTGCGTCAAGAATACAGGCTTGGTGGTTAACTGATGATGCAACTATCACCATACCAACAGGAACAGCCGAAGTAATTATCTGGCTCCTGATTCAGTCCACGAGCACAACCGTTGACGAGATTGTTGAACCGCATATTTTCTCAAGCAATCCTTCGTTACAGTTAAGGGATGCGTCAAAGTATACAAAAACTGACTCGACAGGTGATTATGTTGACTATGATGATTTTACAAAGACGGGCTTGTATCTTTGCGGCACATCGTGGAGAAAACTCAACGCTCCTACAGATGGGAGCTTCAATGCCATAGAAGTATATGAATTTGCTTTCGGCACTAATGACATTGTTAAGCAAGTGACTTATAACATCACGACGGGTGTGTCAGAAACAATCGTGTCGAGCGCATACGAAAGATACCGCAATTTCAATGGGTGGACAGAGTGGATTAAAAAGCCTGATGGATGGACTGAGGAATTAATCTTTTATTCTCTGACTCATTACAATTCTTACGATTATCTATATAAGTATATGTCGATCGCGCTGACTCCATATACAAGTAACGGCATTACATATAGCATCAATGATGGAAAATTCACGGTTAGCGGAACAGCGTCGAACTTCTCGAATTATGAACTGTACAGAGGGCCGTTGCCTGATGGAATCGCGGCGGGCGATATTCTGCACGGAGTGTGTAACTCCGTAAGCGGAATGGTAGATCTCAGCGTTTATTTCTATGACGCCGATTGGAACAGCGAAACAAGAACGGCTTATTTCATAACAGGTGAACAGGATATAGCAGTTCCAAACAATGCAGTGAACGCATTAGTATGGATAACTGTCAGAACAACAGGCATTGCAGTTAATGAAACCATAAGACCGGCATTACTCACTCGAGCTGCCGGTCGTGGTGGTAGCGGTGAGACAATAATCAACAACAACGAATTTAATTACACAGTAAATAAAAATTCGTATGTCGTACAAGCAAGCCCTAAAATTCAGCCCGTCTCCGATTACTATCTCGCACCATCGGGAGATATGAGCGACAGAACGAACGATATAATCACGCTTCTCCAGACACAGAAGGTTTGTCGACTTGGTGCCGGTGATTATTACATCAAGACGGGAATCGATATGCCGGACGGAACGTCTCTGATCGGCTGCGGAAGAGCAACGAGGCTGATACTCGATGCGTCGGTTACGGAAGGTTATGTAATATCTGTAGGGTCGTATTGCTCCGTACAAGATATGTTTATAACGGGCTCCCCTAATTCCAATCTCCCTTATGAGGAATATGAAATCGGAGGAAGAGACGGAATCGTTCAGCTCGGAGATTATGTTGACTTTGAAACGCCGGCTACATTCTCAGCAAACTTTGATAAGTTGAGTAATTTGTGGATAGAAAACTTCAATGGCTCGGGTATTCGCTCTTATAGAAATGATGGAGCGGCTTCGTTCCTTGCAGAAAATATCGATATCCTCAGGTGCGGAATCGGAATAAATATTGAACTGTTCTCCGAGTTCCATTCATGGGAAAACATCAGATGCAGATGGTGTGTCTACGCTTGCATAATGAACGGAGGAAATAATCTGTTCAGTAATTGCCATTGGGACACTTGTATTCATCTGCTGAAGATTGATAATTCTCTCGGCAATCTCGTAAATGACACACATAGTTCATTTGTAAATTGCACATTCTGCCACGCAAACAACAATCAGGGAAACGCTATAGAGGCTATCGGTGTGCAGAACGGACTGGTTTTCTCTAACTGTCAGATATTCTATTCAAAGATAATACTGACAGACACAAAGGGCGTTGTGATGACGAATTTCAACTTCGGCGGAGGAGAAAACATCATTCTGACAAGATGCAGAGGAATCAACATTTCAAACTGTATTTTCGGTTCGGCTCCTGTCATAACAAGAACGGATGTCACCGGATTAATTTATGAGAATAATATGACCAGAAACGGCAGCCCATTAACATTAAGCTAATAATCAGCAAGGCCCGTCAATTCGGCGGGCCTTTTATTTTAAGAGGAGGACACAAATGACTATAGATTTTGAAAACTATCTGATCCCGGTAATCATGATCGGATGCCTCTGTGTCGGTTTCGTCATGAAGAAATGGCTGCCGGCCGACGACAAGTGGATCCCGACGGCTCTGCTGATCCTCGGAGCGGTGTCAGGAATCATCCTGTTCGGCTTCGATTACGAGGGAGTCGTTAAGGGTATGCTGAGCGGTCTCGCTTCGGTTGGATTGCATCAGGTGTTCTATCAGTTCATAAAGAATAAGATCATGCCGATAGACATCGAGGGCATGGAGTACATCGAGGACGGTGAGGTCGATGAATAAGACGAAATTCTTGCAGACCGACTCGCGCTGGGGCGGTCTCGGCTATCCAAGGAAGCCGTGGTATATACGGAACTGCGGCTGCGGTGAGGTAGCGATCGCGAACATCATCATCGAGATTGCAAAATATAAAAAATACACACCGGCCACGATTCAGCCGTATTGCAAACAGTTCGCCGCTCCGAACGGCGACGGGACATACTTCAGCGGAATCCCGAAAATGATGAAGCACTACGGGCTCACAGAGGTCAAAGAGCACGACACAATGGCTCAGCTCTGGAAGGAACTGGAGAAGGGCGACAGGGTGGCGATCTATCTCATGGGCTCTCGTCCGGGCGGAACTAAAAAGGTCCATTGGACGAGCGGCGGGCACTTCGTCTGTTCTGTCGGATATAAGGTCAAGAATGGCAAGCATTACGTCTATGTCAAAGACTCGTACTCGAACAGCTCGCTCCGAAACGGATGGATCGCTTACGAGGAGAACATGAGAAACGACGTCCTCCGCGTCTGGTCTGGTAAGCTGCCGAAGGAAGAGCCGAAGAAAACAACGGCCCAGATTGCTCAGGAAGTAATCGACGGAAAGTGGGGAAACGGAGACGCAAGGGTCGAGGCTCTTAGGGCAGCCGGCTATGATCCGAACGAGGTCCAGAACAAAGTGAACGAAATAATTGCCTCCCGGAAGTCTGTCGATGAATTGGCTCAGGAAGTCCTCGCTGGCAAGTGGGGGACAGGTGACGAGAGAAAAAAGAGACTGACCGAAGCGGGCTATGATTACGATGCCGTCCAGAAACGAGTCAACGAGCTCCTCTCAAAAGAAACGTGGGTGGACAAAGCGAACGCCTGGGCGAAGAAAATAGCCGCTGATAACAGTTATCACTATGTCAAATGGACGAGCAAGGATGCAAAGACGCACGAGTGCCCGATATGTCACAATCATCCGAAAGGCAAATATCACGGCTGGAACTGCATCGGCTTCGCTTTCGCAGTATGGCATCACGGCGGCGGGCTGCCTTGCAAATGCTCTGACGGAGTAATAGCGAACGAGATATGGAATAAGATACTCAATGCAAAAACGGATGCTGAAGCACTCGAGCTTGCAAGGAGCCACGTTGGTCTGAAAGACCTGAAAGTTATTCGCAACAAGAACGGAATACCGAAGAGCCAATGGAAAGCGGGCGATATACTCGGAGCGTTCAAAAGCGGCAAGTATTATCACACTATGTACTATATGGGAAATGGACAAATCGCAGAATCAACCGGTTCGAGCGGCAAGGTTCCGGTCAATAACCAGATAAGGATAAAATCATATAGCAGTAAATCAGCTTGTGTGATAGTCCGCTACATAGGAAAGTAGGTGAGCAGCATGAAAGAGACAATTCTGATAGCTGTCATATCTGCTATGACATCCGGGGGAGTGCTCGGCTTCATTCAATTCCTGATCAAGCGCAAAGATGACAAAGAGCAGCGAGTTGAGGAAAAACAGGACGATGACATCAAGGGCACTCTGAAGAAACTCGAGAAGGACGGACTTCGGACACAGCTCCTCTTGTTGCTCCTGTTACAGCCGGACGAGGAGACGGAGATCCTCAAAATCGCTGAGCACTATTTCGTGAAACTAAAGGGCAACTGGTACATGACGTCAATGTTTTCGAAGTGGTGTAAAACGAGAGGGCTCCGGCCGGAATGGTTCGACTTTTCGGAATAAGGTCGCTCAGGGGGTAGGCGACAATTTTCACCTCCTTTCTAATAATCTACACGCAAGAGAAAACCGGGGCTTTCGCTCCGGTTCTTTTGCGTTTTTGGGGAGCCCCATCGGAGCCCTTTTTGCACGATTTTTACATTTGCTGTGATTCGGTAATTGCAAGGCTCACAGCCTCTAAACGTTGAAATTTCAACGATTAGCATACAAGAGCCAACAAGAGGAAACAAGGGCAGATAAGGGATTCTTCGGGTTCGAGTCCCATGTCCTCCGCCAGAAGAACCGTTGAAATCACAAGGTTTCAGCGGTTTTTTCATTGTCCGGGGAGCCCTTTTGGAGCCCTTTTTCCATAAAATCAGCGATTCGCCTCGCGGAATTAGCCTGCGAGTCAAACAGATGCGTGTAGATATTGAGCGTCGTTCCGATGTTTGAATGTCCGAGCGCAGCTGAGATCTCCGCAATGTCAAACTCGCCCGAGGCATTCAGCATCGTTGCGAATGTATGCCGGAGCCCGTGCAGCGTTACATCCGGGAGACCGTGCTCTTTGGTGAATTCCTTTATCTGCCTCTTTGCATAATCGGGCCGCATCGGTTCGGAAGCGTACTGGATCAGGAAAGGATTCTCGATGTACGGGTCCTCTTCATGCTCTTTCATAAGTCTGACGATGTCATACATCACGAAGTCCGGGACAGATACGATGCGCCGTGAACGTTCTGTCTTTGTATCCTGAATAACGTCCTCGCAGCGTATCCTGTGGCGGGTGCGCTGCACCTTGATAGTCCTCCACAGCACATTGACGTCGCTGTTCATCAGCCCCATTATTTCAGATCTGCGCAGACCGCAGAAGAGGGCAAGCTCATAAACGACTTTGAGGTCGAGAGTGGTGTCCTGCAGCGCATCAACGAAGTCGTTGACCTCGTCTCTTGTAAGGACTACGATGTCCGGCTTCTTCTGCTTCGGAATGACTACCGCATCGCAAGGATTGACCGTGAGCATCTTGTTTCTGATCGCCATTTTGTAGGCCGATGAGAGGAGGCTCACATAACCCTTTATGGTCTTTGGGGAGGCCTTCTTCGGGTACCCCTTCTGAGGCTCTCCCTTGACCGCTGAGGCAATAAACTTCTCTATTTGATAAGGTGTTAGGGCTTTCGCTTTGATGCCCTTAAAAGCCAATTTTAGGCGTTTCGCGTATGACTCATATCCGGTCAGAGTTGTCTCTTTGAGTCCCTTGATGCGCTGCATATCGATGTACGCATCGAGCAGATCTGCGACAGTGTCAGCAGTCATCGATGAAGAGGCACACTCCAATTCAAAAGCACGATACTGCCTCTCTGCATCCTTCTTCCCGGTGATCGTGACGATCTTCGACCAGCGCTTCCTGTTGCCTCGCGACGCGGATCCTGTCGAGACGATCAGCTTCGCTTTTGTTCTTGATAGGTATTTGATTGCCATATCTTACTCCAAATGTCTTAAATACTCGATCTCGTCAACTGATTTGTCAGTCTCGTCAAAGTCCCTCGCCTCTAAGTGCTTCATTTCGTGCTCGTAGGTCTCTCTTTGCCGCTCGATGCTCAGCCGGCTATTGAGTACGACCGTGTAGCACTCATCCTCGTCAAATGTCTTTACCAGCATGCCTGGAATGCGTGGAGGTAAATCCGCATATATTACTCTCACTTCGTTCATGTATCCCCACCTCCTTGTGGGGACATAATAGAACGTGAAATGGTCTATTTTTTGGACAGCCTATTTAGTAGTTCAGCAGCCATTTGGACGTCCTCTGTAGTGGCAGTCCTTGACGCATCGAAGAGCACGCGCATCTCAGGGCGCTCATAGAGCTCTCTCGCCATCTCTGCGACCTCAGGATCAAGATAGTACTGGCTCTTATCTTCAGTTCCCCTCAAATAATCTATTGTTACATTGAAGAAATCTGCAATCATTTCAAGGACTTCTAAAGATGGCTTCCGAGCACCGGCCTCTATCATACTGATAGTAGACTTTGATACGTGAAGCTTCTCTGCAAGCTCTGACTGTGAGTATCCCCTTGCGGCCCTTAATTCTTTGAGTCTTTCAGAAATATCCATATTTTGCCCTCCTTGTATCCCTTGCAATTACTAATGTACACCGTTTGTGAATAAGTATCAAGAAAAAGTACACTTAAAGTGATTGACACGCGCTCACTGATAGTGTACCATAAGCGTGTAAGTTATCAGGAACACAGCATATTGTGGACAAACGAAAGGAGGACGGCATATATGGCGGAGAAGGGGCGCAATGAAAGGCTGATACAAATGCGTGGAAAGCGCTCAAGAGCCGAAGTTGCAAGGGATACAGGCATTTCAGAACGTGCGCTGCAGTCATATGAGCTGGGAGACAGAATCCCTCGTGATGATGTCAAAATAAGGCTCGCTGAATATTACAAGCGCAGTGTGAAGTATCTCTTTTTTTAGCCTATTCGCTCACTTATAGTGACCAAGAGGTGAAAACTATGAAGCTCTACACAGCAGAGGAAGCTGCCGAAGCGCTCAGGGTGAGCAAGTGGACGGTGTGGAAGTACGGCAGGGAAGGAAAGCTCCGCACTGTCAGATTCGGTAGAACGGTCAGGTACGACCTGGAAGGAGGAAAGAATGAAGTACGAAGTGATAGTGGATTACAAGAAGTTTCTGTTTGATGACAGGCTTGAGGCGATGGATTTCGCAGAACAGGCATATCTGCATTCATCGAAGCCTGTAGAGGTCGATATCAAGCTGAAGGAGGAAGAGGCATGATCAGGAACATCATCGCATGGACGCTGACAGTATCAGCGTGGTTCGGATTCGGATTCATGGTAGTTACAACGATTATGACAGCATAGGAGGAGAAAAATGGGAAAGCATGACAAGACAGTTGAACCGCACTCGGTAGAGTATCTTGAAAACCTCATCGAGAGACTGAAGGCAGAGATCAAGGAGCTCAAGGCAGAGAACGCATTCGCAAACGAGACGATCAGCAAGCTTCAGACCCAGTGCGGAAGAATGAGCAAGTGGGCGAGCGAGATCGAGGCGAACGCTGAGGACAAGATCACGGAGCTTGAAGCCGAGAACGCAAAGCTCAGAGGAAAGATCCTGAAGCTGGTGGAAAGCTATGTATAGGAATTTTGAAAACAGGATGGCGGTCGAAGGGCAGCAGATGTACGAAGAACGCTACGGATCGCTCGACTGGGAATACTTCAGAGACGAGTACGACGATATCAGAACGATCTGCGATGTCTGTGACTGCGATGATTGCCCGAGGAGGGGCGATGACTGTGACGGAAGAGACGATGAAGAGGAGGACGATGACAGGATCGCCTACTACGAGAAGGAGGGAGATGAGTACGTCTACTATGACAGCGAAGATCACGAGCTCTACAGAGAGCCGGCATAAAAAAAGCGAAGCGCTCCCGAAGGAGACGCCACGCAATCTGAAACTACTTAATGGTAACACTCCGGGAAGTAAAAATCAATGGCTCGCAGAGTTCCTGCTTAACCGCATCGGTGACAGAGCGCATCCGATCAAGAGGCCTAAAGCCCCGGGTGTCGACAGGGAGCTGCGCGGGCTCATCTCTGAAAGGAATGCAGCCGGAGAGGATGTCATCATCAACCTGGGCAAAGGCTACTTCAGAGCCGGGCCCGATGACAGGACGGCGTTCTTCGAATACTGTGCGAAAGAGAAGCACAGAGCAAAGGAGATCGAGAAGAAAGCCGACAAAATGATGAGCACTTACATTGCAAAGTACGGAGGTTTCGAATAATGGCAACGTATGAGGAATTGGTGAAAGCAAATGCCCTGATCAAGACGATTGATGTCAAGGGCAAGGAATACGCAGACGTAGCGCAGAGGGTGAAGGCTTTCAGAAGCCTTTACCCAAACGGATCCATATCGACGGAGATCCTGTCGCTCGAGGACGGTATCTGCGTAATGAAGGCAACGTGTGCTGACGAAGCCGGGAACATTCTCGGCACCGGCCTCGCTTACGAGAAGGAAGGGTCGTCTTACATCAACAAGACAAGCTACATCGAGAACTGCGAGACCTCGGCAGTCGGCAGGGCACTCGGCTTCGCCGGGTTCGGCATCGATACATCGATAGCATCCGCTGAGGAAGTCCTGAATGCGCAGTACCAGCTGACCCTCGATTCTGCAGATGCGAAGAGAGGCAAGCTGAAAAATCTGCTGATGAAAACGGACAGCGATGTCGTGCTCTTCCTTACATGGTGCTCGAGAGAGTTCAAGAGAGAGGTCAAGGCAGTCGACGAGCTGAACGAGTTTGAGCTCGACAGAGCTATAGCACAGGTCAAGAGAAAGGAGAAAAAGTAGTGATAAACGTAGAGGCTGAAAACGTAAGGCTGTGGGTAAACGAACACAAGAGAGACGATGGCAGCACATGGAATTCTTACTCCATTTCCACATCGTCAAAGGACCAGGAGGGCGGATACATCAACAAGGCTCTTGAGGTAAGGATGACAAGAGACGTTGTGCTCCCGAACGACATCAAGAACGGAGCGCTCGTAACGATCAGAGGCTCGCTCTCCAACAGAGCATTCACAGTGAGCGGCGAGAGAAGAGTCGAGCACATGCTGTGGGCCCGCGAGGTCGAGTTCGAGCAGCTGCACGAGCCGAAGGGCGAGAAGGCTGACTCATTCGAACAGCTTGAAGAGGACATGCCGTTCTAATGAACAGTAGAGACAAAGGGAAGCGCGGCGAGCTTGAAGCCGCGCATATCCTCAAGGAATACGGATATGACGCGAGGCGAGGCCAGCAATTCGCCGGCATCAATGGCGATGCTGATGTTGTCGGCCTCCCTCGGATCCATTTGGAGATCAAGCGAGTAGAGAAGCTGAATATAGACGATGCCTTGTCGCAGTCCATCCGGGACGCAAAGGATGAAGAGGTCCCGGTGGTCATGCACCGAAAGAACCGCACTGAGTGGAAGATCACGATGCGCTTCTCCGATTGGGTAGAGATGTACAAGGCATGGGAGAAGGAGAATGAACGGATTCGTAAAGATCTATAGGTCGTTCCTCGATTGGGAATGGTGGGACGACAAGAATACGTTTCGCCTCTTCATGACGATCCTGCTGCTTGCCAACTGGAAGGACAAACGCTGGCACGGCAAGGTCATTCCCCGGGGCTCGTTTTGGACGAGCCTTGAAAGCCTTTCGAAGAAGTCGGGGCTGACCCTTAAACAGACAAGGACTTCACTAAACAAGCTAATTGCGACAGGCGAAGTGGCAAGCAAAGCGGCAAACGATGGAAGGCTTATAACCGTTGTAAATTATGACGTTTACCAATCGGATGACGGAAATAGGGCAAACGATTGGGCAAGCGAACGGGCAAACGAAGGGCAAACGAAGGGCAAACGAAGGGCAACAACTGAAGAAAGAGAAGAATATAAAGAAGGGAAGAAGGGAAAAGAATATGTCCCCATCGATTTTTTCGAAGGCATAGATCTTGAAGATTATGTCCCTACCGATTATTTCGAGGGCATAGATTAGGGAAACGATATGACAGTAGAAGAGACAAGACTCATCCTCAACCGGCTGTTCAAACTCTATCTGACTCAGTCAAGGAAGCTGTCCAACGGCGAGAAGCGGGATATGCTGGGCACCTGGGCGGAAGAGTTCGCGAACGAGGACTATGAGGATGTAAACAAGGCAGTCAGCCTTTACTCGAAGAGCGGTAAGCCGTTCATGCCGAACGTGCCGGACATACAGCAGGCGCTCATAAGCATGGAGGATACCAAAGGCAACAGACTCTTCAACAGGCTCGCAAGAGCTGCGGAGATGGCTGCCAATCCGACAGAGCACATCGTCATCGATGATCTCGGCGGATTCAGATGGAATGAGGAGCTGCAGCGCAAGGTCTACTATCATGCAGAAACGCATGTCACTACGGACTACACGCAGACAGACTTCTCAGATCTGCCGCAGGAGCTTCAGGAATATGCAGAGGATGTTGAAGGGCTGAAGAAGCTGTGGAACGAAATCGAAAGCAACAGATTCTTCGCAAGGCAGAGATTCATTGACCATCTTTCAGCAATCAGGAGGCGATTGGATGCGAAGGCAGTGTGATATCTGCGGAGCTGAATCAGACGAGTACTGGATGGTCCCGATCAGCATCGGCTCAAAGACTGAATGGTGGTGCGCTAAGTGCTATCAGAACGCTGACAAGGAAGCAGCACAGAGCGATCTGATCCGGGGCTACAAGCTCCACAAGATAAGTGAGTCAAAGAAGAGGAACAGATGAAGGACGCAAAAGAATGTGATTACTGTGGCACCGAGTTCGTGCCTACGCATAGAAGGCAGACGCTGTGCCCGGAGTGCAGAGCTGCTACACAGTACGGCAGAGGACGGAATCTTCCGAGGAAGTACGAAGGGCCGAAAGACTTCGAGGCATACGAGAAGGAGCTTCGGGCGAGGAACTTCGCAAACTACGTGGACAGGATCGTGGCTACCGGCTACGCAGAGAGACAGAAAGCAAAGACCCTTGAGATGGTCGGGAGGGTAAAGATATGAGATGGATAATCATGGTGCTCCTGATGGTGCTGGCGATAATGATGGTGATCTGCTACAGCCTGTTAGTTATGGCGAGCAGAGCAGATGAGAGAGAGGAGCAGTTTTACAGGGAGTGGAAGGAGAAGGACGATGAGCGAGGATTTGATAAAGAGGTCTGATGCGATAAAGGCAATGGAGCAAAGGTATCAAGACATCTTGAGGATATTCAAGAGAAAGGTCAAGGACGGAGAAAAAGCCATTGCTTTAGATATGATAGGGTGCATTAAATCATTACCATCCGCAGACAGACCGCAAGGGTGGATACCTTGTAGCGAAAGATTGCCGAGTGAGGAAGAGAGAAAAGAATGGATTGATAACAACCTTGATGGTATCGGGAATTTATACCCGTGCCTTGTTACGAGATATTCAAGCATCAATCCAGACAGAACAAAGAATAATCCTTATGTAGCAAAGCATTATTTTGACGGCGAAGACTTCGTAAACTGCGGTGAAGAAGTGTGTTCTGAATATATCCTTGCGTGGATGCCATTACCGAAGCCGTGGAAAGGAGCAGACGATGAGTGACACATACAGATTCAAACGAGTGGAAATCCGTAGGGAGATATCTGAGGCTTGCCATAGCCTTATAACAGACCTAAGTATCGCAGAAGATGTGTATATGAAAATTAT